CCCAAATGAATCACAGTATCAATGTTGTTCTCTTTGAGGTATGGAAAAAACTGTTCCTCAAAGAATGTCAGAAAGTGGTCTAAGAATAGTTCTGAGTCGTTTCTAGCACCAAAAGTGCGAGTCACAAATGATAGCTACTTTCATTTATGACACCTCCATTCTATAAAAGTGTTTCATTCCAAATAATTTCCCAAGTTATTCTTTTCCACGGCGACTACTTTTTTTTTACTTGTCTTCTTTGTTGTCTTCTTCTTGGTGGTCTTCTTCGTGAAGTTCTCCAAGTCCTTTTCGTTCAAATTGAAAAACGCAAGATATGGATCGTTCGAATCGGAATCAACCATATCGTTCTTGACTGCCCAGTTCTTGAATTCCTTGCGATAATCCATTTCACGAAAATATGCCATCTTGGTATAAAGATACTTCTTCTCTTTCTGTATTCGCCGTAGAAAAGAATAGAATATGATTTGCGTGAAGAATGCAAAGGGGTTTTGAGATTTCTTGGGGTCAAAGTTGTCAACATACATCAAGCAATTCTCAACACCATCACTTATCATGTCTTCCTTGAATATGTAGTTGACGAAGTTTGGTTTTCTTGCGAGATTGGTTGCAATGTCCAGAAAGCATTTACCTATGTAGTTACTTACGCCTGGAATTGGTTTGTCTTCCTTCTTGGCTTTCTTTATGAGCTTCTTATGCTCTATCATCGCTTTCAGAAATTCTTTATTGTCTATGTAGTTTTCAGGTTTGCGTTTTGCCATGTTTTATTCCCTCATTGAAATCTTGGTATCCCTCTCCATATATCATCATCGTCATCATTGTTTTGTTTTCTTGAACTTTTCTCCGAAGCAGTGTTTCCAGAATCTCCGAAGAATCCTATGTCAGCATCTTCCATGTCTGGTGCTACTTCTTTCAGTTGTTCAAGTATATCCTCTATGTTCACACCTTGCAAGTCTTCTTCGTCAATTTCCGATAGAGCTTCGTCAATGAAATCGTTGGACTTCTTTGCTTGAACATAATCTCGTATTAGTTCCTTTTCCGGTTCTGAATGGGCTATGATAAATTCCTTCGGAAAGTAGTATCTTTGCGTCTTGGCAAATTCAAACCACTTTCGGAAGGAAATACTGAAATACTTTATCTTACCATTCTCAGTAACAGGAACTATTGAATACATCATCGGTCTATCAACAACAATTCCTTCGGAATCAACTTTTATGACTCTTCCTATTATGTCGGATCCGTCTCTGAGTTTCAAAACTCTATGTCTGGGTCTTTTACTCATGCTTCTTCCCCTTCCATAGTTATTCTAGTTATATCGTAGTCAAATTTTTCTTCGTTGTATATCTTTACTCTCTCAACCATGTGCTTCAAAGTGTAGTTCTTGCGGCTTTTCCACGAAAGGTCATCTGCGATGTCAAAGAGTGTTGCTATCTTCTTTCCCTCACTTTTTCTGAGCTGTCTTCCAATACTCTGAAGAACACGAATTCTACTTTTTGATGGTGAAGCAAATATGATGTTCTGCAAACTCTTGATGTTGATTCCTGTTGAGAAAGGTTCCGAAGGAAGCAACTATAATACTACCTTCGCCTCCTTTCATCTCTTTAGTAATTTTATTTGGCTTCATTTTTTTCCCTAGACGACAACATTTTTTCACGAAAATTTGGATCTTCCCAAAGTTTTTTCAAAGCACTCCCATCACTACCTCTAGTTTTTCTTTTTTTCATTTTTTCACGAAAATTTGGATCTTTCCATTTTTTCTTTATTTTTACCGAAGCATCTTTTCTCTTTTTTATATTTTTATTTGCTAAAGAAGTTGATTCCACAAAAGATTCCCACTCAAATTTAGTCATGTTTTCATATCGTTTTTTTAAACCAACACTATATCGTTCGGTCCCATTTTCTTCATTATATCTCTTCATATCAAGAGATTTTTTTAGTTTTCTCTCTTCAGTCCAATATTTTTTCATTTTTTCAGATTTTTGTTTTTTTAATATTTCTGTATTTGATAAATTATTTTTATTAATATATTCAAAACTACCATCACCACCCAAATTTAAATTATAAGATTTTTTGTTTGTGGGATATATATTTCTTTCAGATAACAATTCAACTTCTTTTTCAATCATGTCTTTTTCATTATCAAAAACGAATAATATTTTTTTTATAAATTTATTTTTTCCGTATTTTTTAATAGCTTTCTGAATCAATTTACCAGATCCAAAATAGTCATCATTTATATCCTCAGTCACATGCTTACCGATATAATATTTTTTATTTACTTTATTTATTATTTTGTAGATGACATATTTTTTCATGTTTATTCCGGTGGAAAACTTTGACTATTTTTATTTATAATCCAATTTTCCTCAATGTCATCATTTTCAGTGATGTCTTTAGCTAGTTTTGTTGTTTTATTGGATAAAACAACATTTTCGTCGGGGTCACACTCAATTACATTATTTCCAAAATGAAACAATATAACCTCTCTTTTTCTTGCTTCTTTTTCTGTTATAGCACGAATCTGCTCTCTGGTTTCTCCTTCGGTTCCGCCAAATACAAAAAATACTTTCCTCTTTGTTTCCTTCTTCTTTATCATCTCATAAAGAATCTTTCCGTGTTTCTCAACATATTGAAAGAGGACAAGTGTGTTTCCTTTCGTTTTTGTCGTCAAATCGCGAATAAATTCATTGCGCTCTTTATTATTTATGATGAGTTCAATCTCTTGTGGATACTTCAAGTCCTTGCAGGCTTCCTTGTTCTTGTTGGTATGGTCGAGAACAATGCACTTGATTTTGAGAGGAGAAAGAAGTTTCTTGTCCATCAAGTCCTTTGTCGTAATGACCTTTTGAACTTTACCAAACAATCCTTCAATGACCAGTTTGTGTGTCTTTGAACCATCAAGTGTTCCCGTCAATCCGACTCTATATGGACAATCCTTGAGTTTGGTCATGATGGATGTGAGTGATTGGGCCTTGAACAGATGACACTCGTCGCCGATGACGACTCTATAATCCTTGAAATACTTTTCGTTCTCTTTGTATATACTTTGCCATGTGGATATGACTACTTGTTTATCGGTGTTTTTTTCCTGCCCACCGTGAATCTTGTGGCAATTGTCTTCCACATTCCAAGATTTGTCCTTTGAAGAATAGTCTTCAAAATCACTATACATTTGAAGAACAAGTGAAATGGTCGGAACTATGATGAGTATCTTTTCGTTTGGAGATATGATGTTTTGGTAATAGCGAAGAAGAGAGTATATGATCAAACTCTTTCCAGATGCAGTGGGAGAAAGAAGAAGACAACGACGAAGATTCAAAGCTTTGAGAACACCCTCTATCTGATGTTCATGTGGTTTGAGGTTTTTACCGCTGGAATGTGGTTTCAATTCCTTCTCAAAGTAATTCTCTATGTCTTCCTTGGTGAACTTGTTCTCGTTGAATGGTATGCGAGAATCTATCTTGACACTGATGTTTCTTTGGTCACAATATTCCAACAGATAGTCAAAAAGACCAGCATATATGCATTTAGTGTGAATGTTGTATAGACGAATCTTCCCATCCCAAACTCTTTTTCTGTATGCGGGAGTGAATCTAGCATTTGGAACTTCAAAAGTAAAGTAATCACAAATGTTTCTCTCTAGAGATTCATCAGCAAAGACACGCAAATATGCATTGTCTTTGTATTCTATGTAGACCTTTTCTTCCATGTTAGTTTATTCCGTGTGTGAACTTTCTCCACTCAATCGCGTTGCGAATGGTCCATTGTCTTGCAGAAATGGATTTGACAACGCTTTCCAAGTATTCACACTTTTCGTTCTGATATTCTATTTTTGCTCTCAACTTGATGAGATCCGAATCGGATTCCAAGAATATGTCCAAGTCTTGGCGAAGAACCTTTTGCTGAAACGGTTCCCAGCCATATTCCTTTAAATCTTCATCGGATATTCTTCCCGTATAATACTCCCACTTTTTCTTTCGCAATATTCTATATTCAGTTTCATATTTCTTCTTTGACAATCTTATATCATGATACAAAGATAGATACTTGTTGTGCAACTGCGGAGTTCGTGTTGACTCCTTGTCCAATTCAGTGTCGTCGATCACGACATCTTTTTCCACCATTTTTTTAATTTCATCAAATGTCATAAACGAAGTATAACACTCATTTTAGGAAAGTCAAGAAACTATTTCGTATGATGTGAAAGCAAATTCCGCTGTTGAGATAAGTGTTGACAATTCAGTGTCTGTGTAATTGAAGTCAATGGAAGTTAGTGTCTTCGGAAATAGATGTTTGAATCTGATAGTGAGATTCAAGTTGTTTTTACTATTTAGAACATAAAGACTTGCGTCACTCACCAAAGATTTTTCCAAGGAAACCAAATCGTTTGTATCTTCATATGTTGAACAACTTCTTATCCATCTGTATATTTCCAACCAATTTGTCAAATCCTCAGAAACAACGAAATCGACCGAAAAT